TTTCAATGTTGATGGGGTCAGCAGGTAAAGGCATACGTCAGGTAGTTATGCACATAGATAATGATATTATTAAACCAGTTATCCACAGGATATTCCTGTATAATATGCGGTATAACGATGATGAATCTATTAAAGGTGATCTAGCTATTGTGCCTAAAGGTGCAGTTAATCTAGCTGTTAAAGAAACTGTTAATATCAGACGTATCGAGTTTCTTAATGCTACAGGCAATGAGATTGATTCACAGATTCTTGGTAAAGAAGGTAGAGCTGCTATTCTTAGAGAAGTTGCTAAAGGTCTTCAGATGCCAGTTGACGACATCATACCGTCAAAAGAGAAAGAGGCATTTAAGTCTCGCATACTGAAAGCGCAACAAGAGCAACAAGCACAGCAGCCACAACAAGCACAAGTAACAGACCCCGCTGGTAATCCAGCAGGTGGTATGGCTGCAAACACAGTTATGAATAGACAAACAGGAGGATCTGGATGATTCGGCCTGATGCAAAAACATTACAGAGTTTGGCAACTGTATCTAAACAGTTTCCAGAAATTTTAGAATTTATTGACACTTGGAGGTTGCATGAATTAGAAACCTTACCTAGTGTCTTAAATAACGTGACACTTCAACAGGGGCGGTGTCAAGTTCTTGGTGAAATAACCAAGTTAATTAAGGATGCCCCTTCAACATCGGCAAAGGTTTAGCATGACCAGCCGACTAACACGCACACCGTAAGGAGCGAGATATGGCAATACCAAAGCAAGTTCAGAAACAGTCTGAGGCAGTACAAGAATTGTATAAGGAGTTAAATGAAGAAGAAGTGAATGAGAATCAGGAGGCCCCTCAACAAGAGGCGGAGGCCACTGAGACCGTTCCCGCTGCCGACAGTGTAGAAGAAGTTGCAGTCGAGTCCTCTGGAGAGCACTCAGGGGGCAACCAAGAGAAAAGTACTAATTGGCAACAGAAGTACAGGACTCTTCAAGGTATGTATAACGCAGATCAAGATCGGATGAGACAAACGATTGCAGATCAAGATGCTAAGATAAATAATTTTGAGCAGTTGCTGGCTAATATAAACAAACAGCAGCAAGCTCAAAACCAAGCTCCAAAGCAACCCGCTAGTTTACTATCGGAAAAAGATGTTGAGGAGTATGGTGAGTCTATAGACATCATGCGTAAAGTTACTAAAGAAGAGACGGGTAATCTACTTGGAGAGGTCGCCTCTCTAAAACAACAGATTGCTCAAATGGCACAGAATACTGTACCGCAAGTACAACAACTAGCTAATCAAGTTGGAAGTACTCAGGAGCAGCTTTTCTGGTCTAATCTAGCTACTGCTGTACCTAATTGGTCTGAAATTAACGAGGACGAAAACTTTCAAGCATGGTTGTTAGAAGTTGATCCATTGTCTGGACAGCCAAGACAAAAATTCTTGGAGGATGCTCAGAGTCGTTATGATGTCAAAAGAGTGGCTGAAATCTTTTCTACTTGGTCAGGCTTAAATGGTAAAGGATCTGCTCAACAGGTAAAGTCCACAAATCAAAACGAACTACAGCAACAGGTTGCTCCTAAGAAAAGCAGGAGTGCTGGAGCTACACCTACTGGAGCTAAACCTTCTTATAGCACAGCTGACATAGCTGCGTTTTACGAAGATATACGCAAAGGTAAGTTCAAAGGTCGGGATGACGAGAGGGCTAAAATTGAACGTGACATCTTTGCTGCTCAGGCAGAGGGTCGCATAACTTAACGTGTTAGGAGGCCAAAATGGCATACGCAACATCCCCTGGGCATCCAACCTATACTGGGAATTTTATTCCTGAGATATGGTCTGGTAAGCTCATTGAGAATTTCTACGATGCAACAGTGCTCGCAGCAATCTCTAACACCGACTACGAAGGTGAGATTC